TTGTCAGATTTAATATTCTTGATGTGAGAGGTTTTAGGCTTAATACTAGCTCACCAGAAAAAAGTTCTGAACAAGCAGACGAAAGTGTTAGTGGAGAAATTGTAGGTGGATTGACAGGTGCTTTATCTGGAGGAGGACTTCTTGGTGGGGCGGCTGGTGCTATTGCAACAAACCTTTTGAATCAAAGTATTGGTGATAGCACCATTGGTGGAGCAATAGATGATTTTTTCACACCAGATACAGGTGAAGATTCAATTTTCAGTTCAGTCCGAACAAATCTTACAGAACTAAAGAATTCTATTGTTGAAGAGATTCCAATTGCAGAGGACTCTTTGAATGGAATTGGTTCGTTTCTGGGTAGCATTGGCAAAGAAGCCGAACAATTTTCAGACACGATTTTAGGGAAAACTGAAAGTGTCGGAGACATTATTTTATACATGCCACCCGGAGCTTCTGAAACGTATCAGGTCAGTTGGGAAGGCTCGAATTTGGGTACGATGGGTGGTGCGGTAAAAGACTTTGCTGAAGGTGGTACTGAAAAAGTAAAGCAGTTGATGGCAGAAACTAAGGCAATGGATGCTGCAAAAAGCGCAGTTGTCGAGGGGGTTGCTGGAGCAGCAGGCGCAGTTTTGGGAAATGAAGCGATTGGGGATCTTATCAATAAACAGGCAGGACAAGCACTTAATCCCAATTTTGAATTATTTTTCAAGGGAGTTCAACCAAGAACATTTTCTTTCGACTTCAAACTAGCACCAAAAAATGCAGAAGAAGCAAGAGAAATTGTTAAAATTGTCAGGATGTTTAAATACTATTCTGCGCCGGGAACTTTGCCGGGAGCAGCAGGTCTTAGATATTGGACATATCCGCAGCTATTTGAAATTGAATATTGGAACTCTGCTGTAACTCATAAAATTAAACCTTGTGGTCTTACGCAGGTTAGTGTTAACTATAGTGGAGATGGGACAAATCATACACACTATGATGGATATCCACTTCAAACAGATATAACATTGACCTTCTCCGAATCCGAACTTCTTACGAAAGACAGTTTCTCTGAAGATCCTGTTAAGGGGGGTTATTGATGCCCAATGATTATTTCGGCTACTTCCCGACAGTACCATATGAAACATTTGATGGTTCTGGGAAATATAAAGTAGTCACAGACATATTCAAAAGAGTAAGAGCCTCTCTACAAGCGAGAGAAGATCAAACAGTCTCGTATGAGTACGAGGTCAAAGATAAAGAGACTGCGGAAATCGTTTCGTACAAGTATTATGGTTACGCCCAATATCATTGGGTAATATTTTTGATGAATAGTATTCGTGATCCTCAATGGCAATTTCCTCTTTCTGGCGATTCGTTTGAAAAATTCATCACTAAAAAATATGGAACTCTGAATAATGCATTTAATGAAACTTCTCACTATGAAACTAGGAAGTTGGTTGCACCAGTAGCGGGATATGGATATAAAAAAGGGGAAGTGTTGATACCGAAAGGGCTTCAAGTCTCAAGTGATTTTTCATTCTCGTATGCCGCCAAGACGTTTACGAGTGCGGAATCTACTGAGAGGATAAGTGCATATCAGAATGAGTCGAATGTCAATGAAAATAACCGAAAAATTGTTTTATTGAAGAAGAATCTTGTTCCAGAGTTTATTGTTGAATTTGACAGTTTAATTAATCCGAGAAATGACAATGCCCGAACACGCATCTGATGATTCAAATTATGGTGGTGGCGATGTTCTTGTAAGATTGTTCAATGTCATCAGTTCAAGTGGAAAACAATTAGCTGATCTAACCTCTAGAGGTTGGAATAGTATTACCTATGTTGAAAGCATGGGTCTTTTGGGTAATGATCCACAGTTTATTACTGGTGAAGTTGTGATTATGGATCGAGTGGATATGTTCAACGAGATGAGATTGGTCGGTGACGAGATCATTGAACTCGTATTTGAAACTCCCCAAAAGAAGAAGATTGATTTTGTTGGTAGAGTTTATAACGTTGATGTGACTATGATTAGTGACAAGGAACGATCCATCGCCTTGAAATTTTGTTCTGTCGAAAAACTTGTTGCCGATCAAGTAAAATTGAATCGAGTATACAAAGACACAGCTTATGATTTAATTGCAAAAGATCTTTTTGCTCCACTTTCAAGTGTTAGCGGGTCAAAGATTTATGTTGAACCTACTAAAAACATGGGTAGTTTAATAATTAACAACAAGAGTCCGTTGGAAGCTCTTAACATGTTAACCTCTGTTGCAAGAGCAGAGAAATATCAGGGTGCAAATTACGTTTTCTTTGAGAGGTCTAATGGACTTTATGTGTTCTCTTCAATTGAAGGTTTGGTTGATCCGAATACAATTACACCTGTGATGAAGTATTCTCTTGATACTCTTCCCGGCGACAAAAAAGATGCTATCTCGTTAAGGAAAATTAAAGGTTATAAGGTTTTAAATATGCCAAACATCGCAAAGAATATTGAGCAAGGTGTTTATGGTTCCACTTTAATTAGCAACGATTTAATGAAGAGAAAAATCACTACCCAAAAATTCAATTATGATAGACTTTATAGATTACACAAGCATGTTAATTTCAATTCGGGACGAGGTGGTCAAGGATCTACAGGAATAAGCAACAACCCTAGATATAGTGAAAGATATAATAGTTTCGTTAAATTCATCCCAAAACATTTTGGTTCTTTTGATATTCTGGGCGTTCCCTTTTCAAATCTTGCTGATGAGCGAGAACTTACAGATTTGGAAAGGCGTTCTCAGCTAAGACAAATGAACGCGATTCGATTGGAAATTTTAATTAACGGAGATTCACAGAGAAGAGTTGGTGAAGTTGTTGACATCACAATTCCGGCTATACAAGAACAAAACGAGGATCAAGGAGGTAGAATTGACGGAATCTTGTCTGGAAAATATCTCATATCAAAAATCAAACACAAGATTCTTTCAAAGTCTGCTGGATACTCAACAGTTCTTCAATTGGTTAAAGATTCTTACACAAATCCGCTCCCTGAAAAGAGGTAATATATGGACATAACTGGAGTTGGTCAAATTGGAAATTTTTTTTGGTGGGAAGGTGTTGTTGAAGACAACCTCGATCCCACTGGTGCAGGAAGATGTAAAGTCCGAGTTATTGGTCACAACACATTGTCAAAAAACGAACTTCCGACCGAACACATTCCTTGGGCATATCCATTGTTTCCGCTTAATAATCCTCACGGCAAAATAGTTGCGTTGAAGCCGGGAACAAGAGTTATGGGGTTTTATAGAGATGGTAAATTAGGTCAAGATCTTGTTATGTTGGGCACGATTAACACCGGATATGCCAACCCCGGAAACAATAACGGATTTGATGAATCCCAACAACCAGTAAATTTAATAAATTTAGCAATTCCTGTCGAAAGGATTAGTGAATTTGGTGGAGTCGATGATCGAGTTGGTGCGGGAACTGCTATTCAAGATCAACCACAAAAACTTAGAGTTACTACTTTAGATGGAACTGTCGCGCCAACAGGTATAACTGATTATGGAGAAATTCAGGTCAATGAAATAAATACACCAAGACTTGCTCGTGGCATTGAAGATGCAACAATCACACAAACCCATAGATCTGACCGTTCGACGATTACCACAACTACTGGTGATGAAATTGTAGAGCCAGAAACGCCATATGCTGCACTATATCCATACAATACAGTTGAAGAATCTGACAGCGGTCATATTCGTGAAGTTGACGATACTCCTAACGCCGAAAGAATTAAAGAGACTCATAGAACTGGAACATTTTATGAAATTCACCCTGATGGGTCAAAGGTAACAAAGGTTATTGGTGATGATTTTTCTGTCACTATACAAGACAAGAACGTAAAGGTTGAAGGTGTGTGTAATGTTAATGTTGTTGGGAACGTTGATTTGAATTGTGGTGGAGATGTTACTGTTAGCAGTGGTGGGGATGCTACTGTTAGCAGTGATGGGTTGATCAATTTAAGAGCTGGAGAACAATTGGTTGTTTCAGCTAGTGATGTAACTTTTGCAGCGGGTGGGGATATGACTTTTGCGGCAGGTGGCAAAATTGTTCTGACCGATTCTAGTGGCAGACCATCAAGAGATGTTAACGATCTACTACAAAGAGCCTAAATAGGGTTGGGGGGTTTTTGATTGCCTATTATAAAGACATATAACGATCTGGATTTAGCATTTACTGCACATCCAAATACAGGAAACCTTTCCACAAAAAAGGATGCTGATGCTGTTGTGCGTTCAGTCAGAAATCTTCTTTTGATGAACCATTTTGATAAACCCTTTCATCCTGAAATTGGATCAAATATAACTCGTCATTTATTTGAACCAATGACTGTAGCAACAACATTAAGATTAGAAACCGACATAAAAAATGTCATAAATAACTTTGAACCTAGAGTCCAGTTAAGTCAAGTGAGAGTTCAGGCAGTCGAGTCTGAGAATGGTTATAATATTTCTTTGACGTTTTTCATCGTAAACGAAGAAGTCGAAAGGCAAACTGTTTTCTTCTTGGAGAGATATAGATAAATGTCATCAGCATATACTACAACAACAAATAAGCTCAAGATTACAGAACTCGACTTTGATAAAATTAAGGGTGCGCTTAAATCGTATCTTAGTGGTCAGACAGAGTTTGCTGGTTATGACTTTGAAGGTTCTGGTCTGAACATTCTTCTTGACGTTCTTGCCTACAATACACACTACAATGCATTTTATATTAATATGCTTGCAAGCGAAATGTTTATTGATAGCGCAACTCTTCGCTCCTCCATTGTTTCAATTGCTAAACAGCTTGGATACACTCCATCATCAAGAAAAGGTTCCACGGTCAATCTAGACTTAACAATCACTGGAACAGGCTCAAGCATCCGCTTACCAAAAAATACTAAATTTACTACATCAATCGGTTCTGGTGTGTATACATTTTTAACTACGGCAACACACGTTATTGATCAGGAGTCTTTATCTTCGGGAACATATTCAATTGGCAATGTTGAGGTTAGAGAGGGATTATTCACATCCTCTACCTTTACGGCAGAAGGTATCGAGAATGAAAAGTTCTTAATTCCTTCTGTTGATGTTGATCTAGACACATTAGTTGTTGCTTTAGGTGGTGAGGTATATTCAAAGGCAACTGACATCACAGATATCACATCTACTTCAAAGGTGTATTTTGTTCAAGAAGGTCGTCAAGAAAAATATGAGGTATACTTTGGAGATGGCGTTGTAGGAAAATCCCCAGAAACAGGAGATCAGGTCGAACTTCAATACAATCTTTCGATGTTAGGTTCGGATGGAAATGGAGCCAAGACCTTTACCTTTGCTGATTCGGTGACTGGTGTGACTGGAATAACACCAACTCTTTCATCTGGTTATACGAGATCAATTGCCGGATCAGAGAGAGAAACTGCGGCAAATATTAGAGCAAATGCTCCTCGTGAATTTCAGATGCAAAAGCGTGTTGTCACTGGTGACGATTATAGAGCAAGGCTTTTAAATGATTACGGATCTATTGAAGCTGTTCGTGTTTGGGATGGTTCGGAACTTGATCCGCCAGAATATGGTCGAGTTTACATTGCAGCCAAACCAACTTCTGGTTTAAGAATGTCTGCGGCAGAAAAATACCGAATCAAGAATGATTTGATCAAGACAAGAAGTGTTCTCGGGATACAACCCGTTATTGTTGATCCAGAATATTTGACAATTCTTCTCGATTGCTCTGTAACATATGATCCAAGGCAAACTACAAGAACCGAAGATGAAGTGATGACTGTTGTCAAGAATGCAATCGCAAACTACTCATCGACAACGCTCAATAAGTTTGATGAAATTTATCGAAACTCTGTGTTGACGAGGGAAATCGACAATAGCGAAATATCAATTAAAAACTCTGCAACAGAAATCACGGTGATGCGATCTTTCCCTGCCAGATTAAGAACTTCTGCTAACTATATCATTGACTTTTCAAATCCTCTTCACCACCCCCATGATGGACACCAAAGTATTTTGAAATCGGATCTTTTCAACATAGCCGGATTCACAAATGTGGAATTGTTTGATCTTGACGGTCGTATATATATTCGACGAGGGCTGGGTTCTCAAGATAGAGGAACTTCCCAATTTCCAAGAGCGGCTGTTGGGTCGGTAGATTATAATACAGGAGTTGTTAATATTCAATTGAGTATCACAAGCACATTAACATCATCGACGGACCTTAGATTATATGTAAGACCAGATCGTAAAGATTTGACTGGAGCTAAAACCATAATCACAACTATTGACTCCAACAACAGTGTGATTAGGATGCTCAACGAAACTGATCTTATAGATAGTCAAAAAGTTCAAGGTTACTCAGGGGGCTATTAATATATTATGGGAAACGTTGTCGTAACTGCAAATTCACACCAGACATCTCTATTAGTGTCGGAGCATATTCCTGATTTTATCCAATCGGAACATCCCACTTTTGTCACTTTCATAGAGAAATATTATGAGTTTATGGCAAACAACTCTTTGATGACGACTGCCTCGGATTCTTCCACCTATTATTATGGTGCAGATTCGGCAACAAAAATTATTCCTGATCTTGGTGATATTGATACGACAGACCTCGATAACTTCACACGTTCCTTTAATGCACAGTATGGAAAATTTCTCCCTGAAAACTTTGAGAGTCAGTCTAGTCGAAGAAACTTCCAGAAGAATATTTTAGATTTTTATCGGTCTGTTGGTACGGCAGATTCTTTCAAATATCTTTTCCGACTATTATTTAATGAAGAAATTGATATTCGATTGCCAATCGAAGAAGTTCTTATTGCAAGTGGTGGTGAATATCAAAGAGAGTCTTACCTCATGGTTCCTTATATCGAAGGACTTGAGGATATGGCAGAACGCGAGATTACTGGTGTTACATCAGGCGCGACTGCAATGGTCAACCAAGTTCATGTAATTCCGACAGATCAGTCGATGAGCTTTAAGCCGGGTAGACATGCGAACAGTCACATTCCGCAAATGATCGCCAACAATGTTACTCGGGACATTGAGCATGTGATGGAGCCAGAATTTCTTAGAGTACACCAGCCAAAGAAGGCATTTCTTATTATTGATCATAATACCTTGTCTGGCAAATTTCAGCTTCACGAAAAACTTTACACAAGTGGTTCAGGAACCACAATCAATTCTGTGGTTCTGCCTCTTTCTACTACAAATCTTATGGTAGAGGACTATTCGTATATGGATAGTGATGATATGTTCTCGCCGTTTGATGATTATCTGAATCGAAATTCAGGAACAAACATTTCATACAACATCAAACCCGGAAATGTTCTTCGACAAACCGAAAGTCCTACAGGTGTTGGTGTAGATCACCTCTATCCTATAAGCGCAAATTCATTTTCAAGTTCTAACGCTGGGTATATTGCAGACTTCACCACTCAGGCAGTGGGAAACACAAGACCACTTGGCTGGACTCCAATTCGCAGTTCGCAGGAAATAGTTTCAACAGGTTTTTCTCGTGGAGGCAACACAACTCCCGTAAATGCTTTGGAATCAGTTACTACGGGATTATTTCAGGGGAAGGTTGATCCATATATAGCTATTAGCGACCTTCCTTCTTACAGAGAATTCTCTTCAGAGTACAGCGTCTTTTCTATTTGTATGAGACAAACAGTAGATGCTATAGCTGATGAAAACTTCACGTCGCCACAAATCCAGTTTTTTTGGGCTAATACTTCAACTAATTTCTCGGCATCCCGACTGAAATTTGCCAAACGTAGAAACGAAGATCCTGTACGCATGAAAGCGGGAAAGTGGTATGTTTATCGCTTGGATATGTCAACTCATCCACAATGGAATCAGCCAGAAACATTAGCCCCCCAAACAATAGACAAAATTCGATTTGATATTGGGGGTGGTGGTTTTTACGAGCCTAATAACAATGATCAGATAGGAGATACTCATCAGATCGCGTGGATTAGATTTGACAACCCCGGAGTTGACTTTACTCCAGAAGTAGCGGTTTCAAAGACTGGTCCTTGGTATACTGCGAATGGTGCTGGTCAGATGCGTCTGATTGGTGGACCCGGAACGGACACAATTGACCAAGCAGGAAAGATTCTGATTGTTGGGGACACGCTTTCATTTGAGGATGCTTATGAAAATAATGTGTTGTATAGAGAAAAAAATCAAACCGAAAGATTCTTGGTCTGGAATGATAGAATACCATTTAACGAAAAAGCGATCTACAAGATGTCGGTTCGCGCAAAGAGTCTTGATGGAAAGTCTGGATACGATGAGAGTGCAAACTCTGGATCTCTATTTTCTGCTGGAGTCATCACATATGCTTCAAATGGAGCGCAGTTCTTTAGCGACATCAGCAACACATATGTTGACATCACGACAGGCGAAACAAAGGCAATCTCATTGGTTGCAAACTCTGTTGCGATGGACGATTCCTTCTTCACTTATTCGGCATACTTTAGTGGAAGACAACTAGCGTCTGAAATTGATACATATGATCCTAGTTTGGGAACAGATATTGTTTCGCAAACAAATCCATATCGAACCGCAGCGAATAATTATGGTTCGGGTGGACGACTTGATTTGCCGGGACGATTTCCAACAGGGGATGTTACTAATCCAACAAAATCCACATCAGGAATTTCACATGCACTTGCAGGAAACTCGAAACTTCCTTACTTCACATCACATTTCAGTCCATTTATTCGTGTTAATCAGACATTAAACCCATCAGTCAACTCTTTGGCGCGATCAGTAATTGATTCTGTTAAGGTTGAAGTTGTTCAACCAATGCATGTGAGTGAAGGTCGTTATGTTTCCGAAAAGAGTCTTTTATCAACACCCGGAGCAAAACTCCGTGGTAAGAATATGGACGAATATTCCTACGAGATTGTTAGTGAACAGGATTCCACCAACTACTACACAATCGTGAAAGACAGTGTTCATCCTGCTGGTCTAAAGATGCTGGCAAAAAAGACATCACCAAGATCTCCAGCAAACACCAAATTGAGTATTCACCAATCACCAGCAAATAATTCGATCTACTCCAATACAAACATAGACTACTTGTGGACACCTGATTTCGACACCTCAAATTCTCTTGCGGGATGGTGGAGTGGTGATTCTCTCAATCCAGAAAATCTGGGTCGAAGAAAAGCTCATCCAGAGTTGCCTGTTCATGAACCCATCGAACATTCTTATGGTGGTGTGATCAATTACTGGCCTTATGGCGCTTCTGAATACGAAAACCAAAAGGATTATGTATCTGAACGTAAATTTAGGTATGAAGATCAAGCCATGTATTCACCCCAAGATGGTGATACTGCAAATAAGGTTAATCAGATTAGCGTTGGTTTGGTTCATCGTTTGGTGCGAGGTGATTCTCCAACCGGCGGAAATTTCTATACCGAATGGACGCAGGCAAACAACAGTATTGCTACAACTTCGGGTGGTAATTTTTGGCATCCAACAATATTGGCAAACACGGGATCTGGGTCTGTTGGACATCCAAGTGGCGAAATGATAGCAACGGGTCGCTTTAGAAATGTTGACCAACCAGAGGAAAGACATCAAGTCGTTCTTGAGCCTTACAAAAAATGGATGGTGAGTGTCTACGCCAGAACTACTAATGTGACTCCAGCATCTGGAACATCGGCAGGACTCACTTTTAGTCTGACTGGTGCAAACAGTTCGAGTACAATGGCTACCCCAACAAAAACTGTAAGGTTTCCTGCTTTTGACCAACCTAATGTTTGGGAAAGAAAATCTGTGGTCATAGATTTATCCACAGTCCCGCTTACAAGATTTGGCACCATTTCCAGATTTGAAGATCACAGTGATCGTCCATTGACTCTTGCTACAGGAAACAATGTTTACTCTTACGATGGCTGGATGATTGAGGAATACAATCCTCCGGTGCATGGTGTTTTTAATACTGCTTCGCTCGCAGATGGGAATATACCTTATAATCCATCGCCATATAAAAGACCATACCCAACCACTTATGGAAACGTTCATTCGTGGTTTGATCGAAGTCCAAACGAACATCACGTTTATGCGAACACACATGGAATTTATCTATACCCACAATATGTTGCCAATGGCATCAATGGTTATCCTGTAGTTAGATTCAGAGCAAATACAGTCAAATCAACAGCAAACTCCGATGTTGTTGGTCAGATGGTGTATTACGCTAGTCCAGAGTCTTGGGACGGAAATAATTATACTATGTTCAACCAAAATTACAACAATGTGTATGTATTCTCTACACTTGGTGGAGGAACTGCAAACGCATCAGGCATGTTCTATGCTGATCGCGATGGTTATAAGCGGTCAATGGCAACAACCACTTTGCAATCGGAAATGAAGTATGATGCGAATGGTGTCAATATTGGCGGAACGCTTGCTGTCCCATCACTTCCAAGACCAGTGGCGAATCAGTGGACCATGATATCAGTGGCAAAACTAAATCTTCCTATGAATAGCATTTTTTATGGAAGACATGACCCCGGAACTGATTCCAGTTATAGATCAGATGGAGCTATTTTTGCTTCTGGTTACTCTGGTGTTTCTGGCGAAACTCGTAGCTCTGGTGGAAATACTATAGGTACTGATGCTGGAAATATGGATCTTCGCATAAGACAATCAGATGATGATGATGTAAACGCTCAAGGTGTATTACAAACCCTAGTCCGAGGGAACACTACCCACTCTGGATTCTATCAAGCAGGAACCTACAACCCACTTGCAAATCAGTTTAACATTTATACCACAAGTGAATTTGCAGGAAACAATTACCATGCTCCATATACTGGAAATTCATCCTTTGATTTTCCGGGGTACCCTAGCGCACAATCAGCAAACTCTGATATCATCACATTCTTCTATAATGGAAGAAGGTATGGAAGTGCGGGCGGAACAGTTCTAAATCAAATGTCTACATGGTCCGGTTTAGATGCCAACACAAACAACACGTTAAATGATGGAATGGTTTGGCAGGAACAGAACAATTATGTTACGTCCATTGGCGGGGTAGCAACATCAAATAATGATATCCTTGACACTGGTGCTGCCGGAATTAATCTCCGATTTAAACATCACTCCAGCATTTGGGATGGGGATATTGCTGAAATCTTAGTGTTCAACAAGAAGATGAGTAATAATGAAATTGCGACAATGGAAGGATATTTGGCTCATAAATATGGAATACAGGATAGATTGGTTTGGAAGGATGGTTCTTCTGCTGGTGTTGCTACAGAGTTCTCCTCTGCCGGAGTTCACCACCCATTCCGATTTAATCCGCCCAAGATTGGATACAATCCATTTGATTCAAATACTTATTATTCCGAATACTAATAAAATGAATATAAATAAGATATAACTAGGAGATTAACTTTGCCTGCGAACACAATAGTCACAACAAATCTAAAACGATTTACACTTATCGGATTGCTTAATGCTGTCGATACAAGTGCTTTGTGTTTGTATCTTGGCACAGGTGATGGTCCTTGGACTAATGATGCAGAACCACCCGCGCCAGAAGATACGATGGAATACAAGCGAAGCATCTGGAACAGCATGTCTGGTATTCTTCGTCTTAATGGTGGTGACGTTTCTCCAGCAATTAAACGAATAAATTGGCAATCGGGAACTGTTTACGAAAAGTACGATGCTGCCAATACAAATCTCGGAACAGGAACAGGATACTACGTTCTTGCTGGTCGATATGATCGAGACGTTTATAAGTGTCTTGACAATAATGCAGACAACCAATCCCTAGAAAAACCAATTCTCAACAATACGGGCGTCATTCGTTCATCTGATGGATATGTGTGGAAATACATGTATTCTATTACAGATGATGCATTTAGAAGATTTGCAACAGATGATGTTATTCCAGTTTACACTAATCCATTAGTTGCTGGCGTTGCTGTTGATGGGTCGATTTTGAATGTTACATCGACAGCAAATGTTGCATATGGTACAGGGACTAATTACAGGGGCAGTAACTTCTCAAATGGTACTGTCGGTGTTGCTTTAACTAATGCCACAATCTTTACAACTGTCAGCGAAACCTCTGCATGTAATGTTATTCGATTGCAGGCAGATTCAGGACTTTCTGCGGCAGACGACTTTTACAACAACTGTGGAATCTACATCACATCTGGTATCTCTACAGGTGTGATGAAAACAATTTCTGATTATGATGCGGGAAGTACTACCGTTGTTCTCGAAACTGCAATCAATAACATTGCCAATGGCGACACGTTTATGATTGGACCTAAGATTGATGTTATTGATGGTCATGGAAAGGGATTTAAAGGGATTGGTGATGTAAGCACGTCGGGTAGAATTAGAAGCGTTATTTCAATCAACTCTGGTCGTGGATACGCCAATGCATCATTGACTGCTGTTGCAAATGGACGATATGCTAGTTCTCCTCATGGAGCTTCTGCAAAACTTAGTGTCAACACAACACCGTTTGGTGGTCATGGATATTACCCTGTTTCCGAGCTTGATGCCAAGTATTTTGTAGTGTCTCCAGAAACGACTTTTGCAAATAGAAAAAATGAGGAACAGGGTGTCTTCATTGGACCGAGTGGAAAGATTCGCCAGACTGGATTGTTAATGACTCCAGACTTTAATCATGGTATGGGAAGAACTTTTGATCAGAGACTGACATTTTTCGTTGGAGATACTGTTCAATCTGGAACTGTAATGGCTAACTTCTCTGAAGGAAAAATTGTTACAAATGCAAATACAGGTGGAACAGCCAGAATCTTCAGTAAGGGCGGCGAGCTTGAAAGAAATCGCGCGCCAGAGACAGACGGACGCGCAATTGATATATCCAAATCTGAATTCCTTACAGTCACCGATGTTCATGGAGAATTTTCCGAGGGAGATCAGATTTATATTGGATCAGATACTCTTCAGATATCTTACAATGGTCTTTATAGATATGAATACCCACAAGGTTCAGGTTTTTCCCCAGTATCATCAATTTCTTATGCTGGGGTGACTAAATATATTGGAGAAATTCTTTATCACGAAAACATATCGCAAATCTCTAGACGAGACGGTCAGAGAGAAAACTTTAAGTTCGTGTTTGAAATTTAGAGGAAGCCATAAATGCCCATCAATTTAAACAGAGCCCCATACTATGACGATTTTCTAGAGAATAAGAACTATCTCAAGTTATTATTCCAGCCGGGACGAGCAGTTCAGGCGAGAGAACTTACTGTCATCCAGTCAACTCTGCAAAACCAAATTGCCAAAATTGGCGACCATCTTTTTGATGATGGCGCAAAGATTCTTGGTGGTCAAATTGATTTTGATGGAGCATCAAAAACCCTTCCGTTTATAAAGGTCAAAGATTTTGATGTGTATGGTCGCAATGTTCCTTTTGGTGTAATTCGTGGAAGAATGAGAATTCGTCGTCAAAACGATGACCCATCAAACCCGCAGGTTCTGGCTGTTGTTCAGTCGGCAAAAACAAGAACATCTCCGACAGGTGATAATGTCATTTATATCAAATATATATTTGGTGAGGATATTGGTTTTAAAGCAAATGAGCCTCTTGTCATATTTGATCCTGAAGTTGGAGACAAGCCAGTCCTTACCGCTACATCAATTGATGTCTCGGACAGCAGTTTTACGGGATATGCTTCTAGAGTCATTGTCGCTGGAGGTCTTTACTACTACAAAGGTCAGTTTTTAACGGCATCTTCCGAATCTGTTATGCTTAACGATAAAGCCACATCATCAAACTTGAAAATTGGTTATACCGTAAGAGAATCTATCACATCATCAAGAAATGATTTATCATTAAACGAACCATCAACTAACAACAACCGTGGGGCTCCCGGTGCTGATCGACTTTCTTATCAGTTATCGCTTGTGACTGTTCAAGATTCTGTAGAAACACTACCCGACAACTTTTTTCAAATAGCAAGAGTGTTAGATGGTCGTCTTGTTTGGACAGCAAAAAATACTGTTTATGGCGATGTCAAAGAAATGCTCGCAAAGAGAACCTTTGAAGAGAGTGGTGATTATGTTGCAAAGAAATACATCGCGACTGTTGAAAATACCACGTCCCTGTATGAGCCAACAGTTCAAGCTAAAATTGCAGATGGTATTGCTTACGTCAAGGGTTATCGACATGATGCAACCGGATCAAATCCAGTCAAAATAGATAAGGGTCGAACCACAAGAACTTTATCTAGATCGTTTGACAATGATTTTGGCGATAACTTTGTTATTGTTCAAGATTATCGGTTCTATACCAACTCAGGAAAGGTTACTGGAGACTCAGGCTTCTCTCAAGATTTCAATA